CATCTACAGTAAAGTATACAGAGCAAAACGATAACTACGGCTTCGTAGAGATTACTAGGGAGCAGTACCTTGGCAGTATTTAACTATTCAGTAGTTTTAACAGATGGTGGAGGGACTGTAGCTGGGCCTAATGTAAGTCCTGGCGATAGCATTACTCTCACTGCTACCGCTAATGGATTCTCTGGAACCGCTAGTGCTGTCAATCCTGTTAATTGTTTAGGAATAGATGTAACTTTAGGTGTTGCGACTCCCAACGCTATTGCTAGTTTTTCAGGAAGTAGCTACTCTATAGGATACACCTACACTCAGGATGGTACTACATTCTACACCGCCTCAATTGAAGGTAATGTAGGAACTCTTCCTGATAATACACCAGACCCCTTTGATCTGCCAGATGTATCTAATGCTGTACCAGGGGAGGTAACCTATTCAGTACCTCAGACAATTACAGGTATGGATTCGGGCACTTCTTGTTCTGTCTCGGGAGAGGGATCACCTCAGCTACAGGTAGCAGGGGGAGCTAATCCTTGGGTAACAAGCTCTACTATTAATCCAGGTCAGACAATTGACGTACGTCTTACTGCCTCTTCTCTTTTTAGTACGTCTCGTCAAGCTACTCTTGTAATTGGTACTGTGTCAGATACGATCACAGTAACTACAGCAGCAGAACCTTCAAGTGGAACAGGTGGTCCTATAAGTGGGGGCACAGGTACATATGGTATTCAGGTTTTTGATACTAATGGAATTACAAGTGTGCTATCTCCAAGTACTAGATTTATAAATAGACTGACAGACCCTACATCAGTGTCTATACCCTCCAACGGAGGGAGTGTTCTTCTTCCTTGTATTATGACAGGTTTAACTACTTCTAACTCTAGTGTAGTTTTTTCTACTCCTGCTAGTGCTAATACTGCGACAACTATTGTCATAACTCTAGAATCGAACGGTTTCAGGATTACAAATAATGACACACAAGGCACTTTTACTAATATTGTGTATGCAGTGAGGTTTTAAGATGGCTTACGGAATAATTTTTGAAACAGCTAACGGCAATGTACAAATGAATTCTGATACTACAAATACTGGGTTGATTATTATATCCAGTGTAGCTAGTTCTCAAACTGTAACTTTTGATCAAAGTAAAGAGTTTTGTTTTGCACGACCTGCTAGTACAACTTATACTGGTGAGATTAAGATTGCGCTGAGAAGTATCAGTGGGTCTAGTTCTGGGGTACAAACTTACTACTTCGAAGAGCCAGATGGTACGAAAGTAAATACAAACTATATATTAGGTAAATGGGCAAACGAGCAAATAAGTAGTAGTGGAGGTTACGGAGTCCAAATTTTTAATGCTGAGGGAGACTTGGCTTATGATTCCGGTCTTTACACAGGAGATGGAGGATTGGGCCTTGTAGCATTCTGGCCGCAAGGTCAGTTAAGTGGGTACGGCAGTATTGGAACAACTAGTCAGATGACTACTGATTATACATTATTTGCAAATATGAATGGAACTGCTGGCTTGGCCAGCTCCCAAGAGAGTTATTATGGCAACGTATTTAAAAAGTCAGCAGCCGGTACGCCGGAGCCAAGTTCCGGAGGACCTGGTATTTATTGGGAATCAGTCATTCGATTCGATGTTGGGTATGGGTTAAGTGTTTTTGTAGTATCAAATTTCACACCAAGATTTTTAGCAGTAGGAGGTTCAGTATGATACATTATCTTATGTATGTAAACGATGAAGGTGACATAACACAAATTAGAATAGCGAAAGGAATTAATCCTGCGAACAGAGCAGTAGACCCTGTAGTGGGGCAGTATTGTATACACTATATGGAGGCTTTAGAAGATATAGGAGCATTTCATAGTTTAAACTATTGGAACTATGATACTCAGCAGTGGCAAACCAGACTAGACCGACCTAACAAACATGCAGTTTGGAAAGCTGGAGCTTGGACCTGGGATGCTCAGGTTTTACTAGAGGATATTAGAACGGAAAGGAATTATCGGCTCGCTCGCTGTGACTGGACAGCAGTAAACGATACCCCCTTAAGTGAGGCACAAAAAACAGAGGCTGTAAATTACAGGACGGCTCTAAGAAATCTTACTGACAATATCACGATGGAAGATATCGATAGTGTTGATAGTACTCCATGGCCCTCCCCTCCAAGTTTTTTACTACCAGCATAAGAAAAAAAGTTCTTGACATTATAACTCCACTAACATATAATTGACACCATGGCTAAAGAAATTACTAAAATATCCCCAGAAGGTTTAGAAGTTGCTAATTGTTACTTACAATACGGCAGTATTCGAGCAGTCTGTGATCAAATGATGGTATCAGAACATCAAGTAGTTGAAACCTTAAATAAAAGAGATGTAAAAAGGTATATTGACACAGTATACCTCGACATGGGCTACAGAAATAAAAATAACATAGGTGCCTTGTTAGATACCATGATCCAGAGTAAGCTCGATGAAGCTCAAGAGACTGGAGTTTACAGCTCTAAAGATTTAGCTGACTTGTTACAAATGGCTCATAAAATGCGCATGGATGAAATTAAAGCTATGGCTGATATTGAAAAAGTCCACAATGGAAACAGTGTTCGCAATCAGACAAATGTCCAGATAAACGAAGCTCTTCCATTTGGTCAAGGTAACTATGGTAAGTTAATGGAAAAACTACTTAATGGAAACGACTAATGAGTTAAATAGAATGAAGATTGAATTAGCTACACATGAAGTCCAGTGCGAAGAAAGATGGAAAACTACATTCCAACGATTGGAAGGTATTGATTCCACTCTTGCACGTCTTGAGCGTCTAGTACTTACTGTTGGAGGAATTGTTATTATGTTCCTAGCGGGGTTAGTAGTTACCCTATCTACTGTACCACACTAAATGGATCCCGTAACAGCAGTAGCTATAGCGAGTTCTGCTTTTAAGGCCATAAAAGGTATGGTTGATGCTGGTAGGGATGTTGAAGACACCCTGGGGCAATTAGGAAAGTGGTATGGAGCTGTATCAGACTTCAATGAAGCTAAGCGCCTGTCAGAAAATCCACCATTATTCAAAAAGCTATTTAATAGTACTTCCGTAGAGGAAGAAGCTATAACTATATACGCTCAAAACAAGAAAATAGAACAACAAGAACGAGAGTTAAGAGAGCTGTTAACCTGGCACTATGGACCAGACGGCTACAAAGAACTTGTTGAACTCCGAAGAAAGATAAGAGCACAAAGAGAGAAAACAGTATACTTACAGTCAAGGAGAAGAAAAGCTTTTTTATGGAATAGTGTTACTATATCTTCTATACTAATCTTATCTTATAGTTTATATTTAATGGGGGCCTTTTTTTACTCAATCTGGCCTAAGTAGTGTAGGAGAAAAATATGATTTACAAAAAGCGAAATCAGTGGTGCTTTAAAAATGACGAAGGTGTTCAACACTTTGACACAGAAGAAGCTGCAATTAAAGCTTATGGCTTTCCAATGCCAGTCGCCGAAGAAGAAGAATTAGAAGAAGAGTCTGAAGTCTGGGATAAGGACTAGTACCATGCCAATACAAAAAGTAAAAGGCGGATATAAATGGGGAAGCTCAGGGAAAGTATTTAAAACTCGCAAAGGTGCAGAAAAACAAGCACAGGCTGCTTATGCAAGTGGTTATAAAAAGAAAAAGCGAAAACTCCCAAAGAAAAAGCAGCTTGCTGCTAAGATTAGGAGAAAGACTCGTGCCAGCAAAAAGAAAAAGTAGTGCAAAAAAGAAAGACTCTCGTCTAGCTCGTGCAAAAGTATCTGGCTTTAACAAGCCAAAACGTACTCCAGGGCACAAGAAGAAGTCACACATCGTTGTGGCTAAAGTAGGCACAAAAGTTAAAACTATTCGTTTTGGACAGCAAGGCGCCAAGACAGCAGGAAAGCCAAAAGCTGGAGAATCTGAAGCAATGAAAAAGAAGCGTGCAGCTTTTAAAGCTCGCCACGCAAAAAATATTGCAAAAGGTAAAATGTCTGCAGCATATTGGGCAGATAAGGTAAAGTGGTAATGAATACTGTAGATGGCTTACACGAAGCAGATACAGATTCTGATGGACATATTAGCAAAATAGAACTAGAGTTACACTTAGATGCAAAAAGAAGAGAAATAGAAGATGCAGACGCAATGAGAGATGCCCAACGTAATATGGCATGGTTCGCTCTAGCAGGTATGTTACTATACCCGTTTGCAGTAGTCGCAGCAGACTTAGTACAACTAGAAAATGCAGCAAGAATTCTTGGAGATATGGCACCTACCTATTTTGTTTCTGTAGCAGCCATCGTAGCAGCCTTTTATGCAAAGGAAGCTATAGGGAAAATTAAAAAATGATTGATATCGTATGGCAAGTAATAGAAGCCCTCCCTGTTATTGTAATGGTATGTTCTGCAGTTACTGCTAGTACCCCTACCCCTAAAGACGACGTTATTTGGGCAAAAATCTATAAGTGGATTGATATTTTTGCACTTAATATTGGTAAAGCCAAAGAAGTTTCTAAATCGTCAAAGGATCTGTAATGGCAGTAGAACTAGATTCAAAATTAATTATAGCAAATCAGCAACCAACTACGCCTAACCGTGTAAATACTTTTGTTCCTGTTCGTAATGATGGAACTCCGGTAAAAAGAGATAATTTTTTATATGTAGGCGAGTACACTTCTAAAAATAGATTAAAAGTTTCTGATTATGAAACACTATTTTTTAATACATTTCAATACGGTATTGAAACAGATATTTGGGATACAGAAACAACAGGCACCTCTAGCGCAGCCTGGGACGGAGAGACAAATCAGATTTTACTAAGCATTGGTGGAACTGCCGGTGATAAAGTTATTCGACAAACTAAAAATGTACAAAAATATGTTCCAGGGCGCGCAACTACTATTAGTTTTGCTGTTACTTTGAAAGCCCCTGTAGAAGGCATTCGTAAAAGATTTGGAATGTTTGATACAGAATTTAATGGTTTTTGGTTTGAAGATAGCGGAGTATGGGTTGACGGAATCCCTCAATATAATTGTGTAGTATCAAACGGAGGCACTCCTATTGTAGTTTCTCGAAGTAATTGGAATGGAGATAAATTAGACGGAACAGGAGTAAGTGGTATAGTAGCAGACCCTACTAAAATCCAACTTATTAATGTCTCTTATGAGTGGTACGGTGCTGGAGAAGTACGTTTTGGTTTTGTTATTGATGGCTACGAGCATATAGTTCATAGTCATCAAAATGCAAATAGACATACACTTCCTTGGGCACAAACACCTTTTTTACCTATTAGAATGGAACTTGAAGCTCTATCTACTGCAGTGGGAGGCCCTTTTACTATGGTACAAGGCTCTAATAGTCTTATTGCGGAAGGTTCGATAAGCTCAAAAGGTGTTGCTCAAAATGTTACTAGCCCTATTACAGGCACTACAATGACTGTTGCAAATACTTGGTATCCTGTACTTAGTTTACGATTAAAATCGAGCACTTTGAACGGTATAGCACTTTTAGATAATTTCCAAGTAGCAACTATTGATAATACTAATATATTTTATAGATTTGTACGAAATGCAGACTTAGGAGTAACAGGTGCTAATGGTTGGTTAGATATGCCAGATTCAAATGCATTTACACAATATCAAACTTATACTGCACCAGGAGCAGTTATAGAAGCCAATCAAGGAGTTGCTATATACAGCGGATTTGTTGTCACTGGAGGTGGCGGGGCTGCTGTTAACTTAAGTAAAGATAGTATTTATCAAATTGGCAGAACGCAGTTGGGAACAACTAGTGATACTTATACACTTTTATGTGCTTCCAATAACGCAAATAAAGCTGCTCTTGCCTCTTTAACATGGATTGAGCAAAGGTAAAGAAAAATGGCGTTACAACTAAGCAGATTAGATATAGTAGGAGAAAGCCTATTAGAGTATCATCCTGATAATAGATATATCAAGCTCCCAGTAGCTCCTTATTTGGAACTACTGGGAATTGAACCTCTTCCTTCTCAGGTGGCTCTAATTAATGCTGTAAATAATCCTAAATATAGATTTATTTGTGCAGCTCTTTCTAGACGACAAGGTAAGACGTATATTGCTAATGTTATTGGGCAATTAGTATCTTTAGTCCCAAATTCCAATATTCTAATCATGTCACCAAACTATCAGTTATCTCAAATTTCTTTTGATTTACAAAGAAACTTGATCAAACACTTTGACTTAGAAGTTACAAAAGATAACGCAAAAGATAAAGTGATTGAAATTTCTAATGGTTCTACAATCCGTATGGGTTCCGTGAACCAGGTGGACTCATGTGTTGGTCGAAGTTACGATTTAATTATATTTGACGAGGCAGCGTTAGCAGACGGTCGTGATGCGTTTAATGTAGCACTTCGACCAACACTTGATAAGCCAAACTCAAAAGCAATCTTTATATCTACGCCACGGGGTCGGAACAATTGGTTTGCAGAATTCTTTGATAGAGGCTTTAATGAAGAGTTTCCTCAATGGGCCTCTATAAGAGCAACATATAAAGATAATCCACGAATGTCTGAAAGTGATATTAGTGAAGCTCGAAAAAGTATGTCCGAAGCGGAGTTTGCCCAAGAGTATGAAGCTGACTTCAATACCTTTGAAGGTCAGATATGGCCCTTTGATCACGAATTGTGTGTCGGTAATTTTAGTGAACTAGATACTTCTAGAATGGATGTTTTCGCAGGGCTAGACGTTGGTTTTAGAGACCCTACAGCTTTTTGTGTAATCGCATATGATTGGGAAGAAGAAAAGTATTTCCTACTAGATGAATACTTAAATGCAGAACAAACTACAGATCAACATGCTGCCGAGATTAGCAGGTTAATTAATAAATGGAATATTGATTATATTTATATCGATTCTGCCGCACAGCAAACACGCTTTGACTTTGCACAGAATTATGATATTAGCACTATCAATGCTAAAAAGTCAGTACTAGACGGTATTAGTCACGTTGCCGCTATTGTTGACAATGATAATCTGATGGTAGATCAAAAGTGTTTAGAATCTTTATCTGCTCTTGATCAATACCAATGGGATCCAAATCCCAACCTAGCCAGGGAAAAGCCAAAACATAATAGAGCATCGCACATGGCAGATGCTCTGCGGTACGCCTGCTACTCATTTCAAACGACTAATAGTGGGTTCTAAAGATACCTACTGAAAAATAGTATTTGACAATATACCTTCCACACGATATAATTCTGGTATTAAGAAATGGAAATGAAAAGAGACAAAATAAAATATATTCGAGACCGAGCTAAGTCCAGATATGATAAAGGCTCCGAATGTTATATCTGCGGAGAGCAGAAACAATTAGACTTTCATCACTTTTATAGTCTAAGTCCACTACTAGTAAAGTGGTTAAAAGAGAAACAAAAGATAAGACCAGACCACTATACTGATGAATACATAGTTATCTGGAGAGACGAGTTTATTGAAGAGATGCAGACAGAGTTGTATGAAGATACAGTAACTATCTGCCATACGCATCATCTACAATTACATTCACTTTACGGTAGAAATCCAAGTTTAGGCACTGCTAAAAAGCAGATGAACTGGGTTGAGATTCAACGAGAAAAACATGGCATGGTATAACCCTTTTACTACTAAAGTTGTTGATCAAGATGAGCTGTACGAAAAGCTTAATCCTGCACAACCCTATTATGATGGTAAGGTTGAATCTTCTCGTGAGCCTATTTATAATTACGAAAGGGCTTACGAAGAGCTAGAAATCGTCAATCGTGCTGTTAATATGGTAGTTGATGATGCTGCTGAGATTCCTACTACTGTAGGAGAGGCTACTAAAGCTAATAGTGTAGTTAAAGGTATTAAGCGTTCAAGAGTTGAGTTATTACTCAATACAGAGCCAAACCCTTTTCAAGATATTAACAGTTTTCGTAGAAATCTAATTATTGACTTCCTCATTGACGGAAATATATTTATTTACTTTGACGGAGTACATTTATATCACTTGCCAGCAGACGATATGATTATTCATGCAAGTGATACAACTTATGTAGAAAAGTATACTTACAAAGAGCGTATTACTTATTCTCCCAATGAAATTATTCATATTAAAGAAAACTCCTTCTATTCTATCTATAGAGGTGTTCCACGTTTAAGTCCTGCACTACGCACTATCCAACTTATGATGTCGATGCGTAAATTCCAGGATAACTTTTTCAAGAACGGTGCAGTGCCTGGACTAGTTCTAAAAAGTCCTAACACTCTCTCAGAGAAGATTAAAGAACGTATGCTTATGTCTTGGCAAGCTCGGTATAAGCCAGATGCAGGCGGTAGACGTCCTCTTATTCTAGACGGCGGCCTCGAAGTAGATGCTATATCTAATGTTAACTTTAAAGAATTAGACTTTCAGGCAGCTATCTCAGAAAATGAAAAAATTATATTAAAAGCACTTGGAGTACCACCTATTTTATTAGACTCTGGCAATAATGCAAATATTCGTCCAAATATGCGTTTATATTATTTAGAGACTGTACTGCCTATTGTAAGAAAAATTAATTTTGGTATGGAAAGATTCTTTGGTTATAAGATAAATGAAGACATTACGGATATTCCAGCTCTTCAGCCTGAGTTGGCGGATCAAGCATCTTACTTCTCGTCTCTTGTGAATACAGGTATTATATCACCAAATGAAGCAAGAAAGATACTAGGCTATGAATCTATAGAAGGTCACGATGAATTAAGAATACCCGCTAATATAGCAGGCAGTGCTGGAGACCCTAGCCAGGGAGGCCGTCCTGCTGAGACAGGGGACACAACCCCACAAGAAGGAGACTCAAATGTCTAATGTTAGACAACGTAAAAAAGCACTACAAGATTTAGCAATGTATTTTGCAGAAAAGAATAAAGTACTTACTCAAGCAGAGTATATCAAAGCAGAAGATAAACCCATAACTTTTTCTGGTATTCGTAACGTATTTCGCAGCTACTCAAGAATGGTAGAGATGTTACAAGCTAATGAACCAGATCTTTATGCTTTAATAGGTAAGAAAGAAGTACCGGCACCAGTGCCTGTAGCTCCAAAAGTACCAAAGCCAGCAGTAAAGGTAGCGGTCAAGCCTGCTGTTAAACCAGCAGTAACCAAGGATAAAGATGATGAATAAAATCTTTAATCTTACTTCTACTTTTAAAGCTGTAGAAGGAATTGATGGTTCCGTTACGATTCGTGGAATGGCTAGTACAGCTGACTTTGATCGTGCTGGAGACTCTATTTCCGCAGAAGCTTGGCAAAAAGGTGGACTTAAGAACTTTGAAAAGAATCCTATTATTCTTTTCAACCATGACTATGACCGTCCTATTGGACGTGCCACAGGAATGAAAGCCGGACCTAACGGTTTAGAACTGGAATGTAAGATTAGTAAAAATGCCCCTGGCAATATTGCTGAACTTGTTAAAGACGGTGTCCTTGGAGCCTTTTCTGTCGGTTTCAGAGTCAAGGATGCTGATTACCTAAAAGAAACCGATGGGCTAATGATTAAGGATGCTGAGTTGTTTGAGGTTTCGGTTGTTTCCGTTCCTTGTAACCAGTCAGCTACTTTTTCTCTATCGAAATCTTTCGACTCAGATGAAGAGTATGAAGAGTTCAAAAAAACCTTTAAATTAACCAATCGTGTGGATCTAGCCGGTCAGTCTCTGGCTAAGGACGAAGTCAATACTTCTAGCATAGCTAGTGACACACCGGATGAAACGGTAAAATCCGTTCAACAGGAGACAAAAATGTCTGACATTCAAAAATCAGAAATCGACTTGGAAGCATTCGCTAAACGAGTAGCAGAAGAAACTGCCGCTAAAATTGCAATGAAACAAGCAGAAGAAAAAGCAGCTCAGGCTGCTGAAATTAAAACCGCTGAAGATGCTCAAGAAGCTAAAGCTGCTCAGGAAGAGCAAGTCAAATCAGTAATTACTATGGGTATTGAGTCCGGCGCAGAGCGCTTGATGAAAGACGTAGAATCTAAATTGGCTGAGAAAGATGCTAAAATCGAAGAAGTAATTAAGCAGTTCTCTGCTCAATTGGCTGAAAAAGCAACTGAAATCGATGCTATGCGTAACAGCAAGCGAGTATTTGGCGATCGTAAAGAACAAGGCGATCTCTCTAAGTGGGGCAAAGACTTCATGCACGCTAGCCTTTTGGGCACTATGACAGGCAAGGGCATGAACACTGATTTTGCTCGTGGCGTTATGGAAAAAGCTGGTATCGACTATACTACCAATGCTGGTGACATCGATCAAGAAGTTTCTCGAATGATTGAGAAAGAAATTACTTTGAATCTTCGGACTGCTGGTCTGTTCCGTGAAATCAAAGTGAATGGCGCTGCTACTGTATTGCCAATCCAGCCTGATGTTGAAGCTGCAACTTTCCAAACTGGTGCTGCTAGTGCCGGTAACTTGGAAAATCGTGGCGCTGCTGATAACACATACAAGCCATCACAGGTAGTATTGAATGCTTATCGTTTGATCAGCCAGACTTTCATGGACAACCATGTCGATGAAGAAGTTCTCATCAACCTGATGCCTATGCTTATCGACTCAGTTGCCCGTGCTCACGCCCGTGCTGTTGATGGTGCTATCATTGTTGGTGCTGGTTCTATTACTGGTCTTGACGGCTATGCTACTGCGACCGCAACTCCTCTTGCTGGCGTTCTGACTGCTGCTAATCTGCTGGGTGCACGTAAGCTGATGGGTAAGTATGGTGTGAATCCTACTGATGTAGCTTATGTTGTATCACAGGCTCGTTACTTTGAACTGATCGAAGATGCCGGCTTTGCTGACATCACTGATGTTGGTTCTGACGTTGCTACTAAGATCACCGGTGCCATCGGCGCGGTCTACGGTTCACCAGTAATTGTCTCTGACAGCTTTGCTGCAGAAGCAACTGGCGCAGCTTGTGCCTTCGCAGTTAACACTCGTAACTACGCGATCCCGCGTCTGCGTAGCGTAACTGTTGAGCAAGACTACGAAGTTGGTAATCAGCGTCGTGTTATCGTTGCAACTCAATCACTCGGTTTTGAAGAGTTGGTTGCAGATGTTGCGGATAATCGTTCTGCTGTTAAGATCGATCTCGCTTAAATGTAGTTAAACTGGGGAGGTTCGCCTCCCCAAGTTTTTATTAATTGACCTATTATGACAAATTTGATTACACTAGAAGATTATAAAGAAGCTGAGGGCATAAACACCCCAAAGGAAGACTTGCGTCTGGCAAATTTGATTCCATCAGTGAGTCAATTAATAAAAACTTATTGCGGTAATAGTATAATTGACTATTACTCTGTTAATAAGGAAGAGACTATAAATGTTAATTGGGATACTAATATAGTACAGTTAACAGAAAGTCCTATAGTTAACATTATTACTGTAGAGGAAAGAGACTCTTATAGTTCTCCCTATACTATACTAACTCAACCAGCATACGATTACTACTTAGATACTAATACTGATAGTTTAATTCGTACTAATGCAAGCGGTTATCGTAACTGGAGAAAAGGTCCAGGAGCTGTTCGTGTAGTGTATAGAGCGGGCTATTCAGAATGTCCTGCAGATTTGAAACTTGCAGTACAGGATCTTATAACTTATTACTTAAAAGATGAGCATAAGGAGCGTCGAACAATGCAAGGTGCAAGTATTCAAAATGCTAGTAGTTCTTCGCAGACAAATAATGTTGCATTCCCAGACCATATTAAACGTGTTCTGGATCTATATAAGAACTTTTAGATGAGTAGTATTAAACTACTAGCCTTTTTAGAGAAACTCGACACGACTTTGACGCGAGATAAGGCTTCAGAGTCTTATAGAAAACTAACAGCTAATAAATTACACCATACTGTAAATATTATTCCAAAGAATCTTACTAATATATTGATATCATCTATTAAAAGATCCACTAATATAGGGGATATAGACTATGCTATCAAAGCATTTCAATCTACAGAGTATAAAAAGATATTAGATGATTTTATGAACACTGTAAGAGACAACTTTAAAGCATTAGCTGCTAAGGAGTCACTTACTGTTATTTTTAAAAAGGGCAGCCAATCGGGGCCAATAAAAATTATACTACTAGTGCCTGAAAAAGGGCCAAGAGGCAACTTTGAACTAGCTCAAGCTCAGTACACCGCACCTTTACAACTATTTTATGAAAATGTTCTAAACTTATTAGAAACAAAAAGTATAAAGCGTAAAAGTACAAGTAATAAATCTGGTGAAGTAGATCAAACAAAAGCAGGACAACTATTTAATTTAGAGCATTTTAAAAGCACAAGTAATGTAAAAGCTTTTCTTAATGATAGTATACATGAAGCCTTAACTACAACCTATACTAAAGACGAATATGCAACTGTAGAACAGGATTTGAAGTCTCTAGGCTTGAAGACCTATCTTCAAATAAGTAAGAATGCAAAAACAGGAAGTATTAAAGTACACTTAGGAAGCCAATTTAGAAACGTTCAAGACTCCGCAGGCGAGCAAAAGTTAAAAACAGACCTACAAAAAGCATTAAAAAAGGGTTTAGAGAAGCTAAAAGGAGAACTTGTTGTATTATCAGGTTCAGATAGCTTACTAGTAGGACAGGAAAAAATAGTACTTAAAACAGTGTCTGACCCTTTTAGAAAGATTAAAGGGGCAAAAGTTAAGACAACCAGCACAAAAATAAAAGAAAGTAAAAGGGCAGAAACTCTGAGTGTCAGTCCTACAATTAAAAAAGGTGCTGCAATTACTGCCGGTAAATTACGAAAGACCCGAGTACAGAAAGGCACTAAACGTAAAACCCAAAGTCCTTTATCAATGTTAGTATTATTAAACAAGGATATAGGAGTAACTGTAGCTAATAATATGTATAATCCAAGACTGAACTTTCAATCAGGTAGATTTGCCGAAAGTGTACGAATTACAGACGTAACAACTACAGCAAGAGGGTTTCCTAGTGTAGGGTACACCTACGATAAGTTTCCATACCAAACCTTCGAGCCTGGTTATGCTCAGGGAGATGTAAATAGAGATCCACGAAAATTAATCGATAAATCTATTAGAGAGCTAGCCACCCAGTTCGTAGTAGGCAGATTTTATACTAGGAGAATGTAATGGCAGGAGAGAGACTATACACGTCTAAACGATTAAATATAATAAATTCTCTAGTTACTAAACTGAAGGATATTGATGGGTCAGGAGCATATTTAACTGATCTTAGTGAAAATGTACATCCAAGACTAAAGTTTTGGGACGAGATAGAGGAGTTTCCAGCACTTCATCTAAACGCGGGTTCTGAAACACGAGAATACCAAACTGCTGGTTATAAGGATAGATTTTTATCCGTAACTGTAAGATGTTATGTTAATGAGGAAGATGCACAAGCGGCTTTAAATGCTTTAATGGAAGACGTAGAAACAGTCCTAGAGGAGAATTCTAGACTAGAATACGTAGATGCTTATAACAAATCTTACTACACACAACAAATCACTATAGTTAGTATTGATACTGATGAAGGTGTACTTGAACCATATGGCGTTGGAGAAATGCTAATAGAGGTTCGATATTAGAAAATGCTGGCAAGAACAAACGTTCACGTCCATGCCTTTTCAAGATAGCATAGGAGAAATCTATGGCTCAACAATTATATTTTAGTCGCGACACGAAAGTATACGTCGCACCTTTAGCAGCAGACGGAG